CCCTTTGCTTTTTGTTTTGGCGATGGTTCTCTACCTACACTTGCATATTGATCTCCATCCTTTCCTATTGAACCAAAACCTGCTCTTTGATATAATTTTGCTCTTGTATTCTTGTGTGGGTTTTTATCTGATGGATTGGAAACTGGATGATTGGTTAATACTGAACCGTGAGGAATGCGATGTCGAACATGGGCATTCCATACATGTTTTGCATCTCTTGCAATTCGTTTTTTCTCTGCATCGGATTCATAGTTACCACGACTATGATACCACCTGACATCATGAACTGGTTTATTATCATGTGTCTTTCCTCCTGTTTTCTGTGCAGTATAAGTAATTCCTTTAGAACTCACCATCATTAAGTCATCTTTATCAGTATAAACAAATGCATCGGGATGAGAATGAGGATTAAAATTCGGATTATCCGCACCGTGCTTGACTTTCGTGTCAGTCGCATGTGCATGTCTTCTCATGCGTTCAATGTTACTATTTGGGCCGATATTATGTTCTCTTCTTCTCTCTTTATCATATGCTTTTCTATATGGAGTCTTTTTAGAACCTGGCAACTCCTCATCTGGTTCATAATATCTCTCTGCAATTTCGATAAATTTTCTAAATTGTTTATATGTAATTTGTTCTTTTACGGTTGCTACTTGACGATTTGTAATTGGATCTGATTTTGTTGCCCCAAGTATATTTGAATATAATTGTCTCCTCTTTTTTCTTCCGTGTTCTATATTTGTTGCTCCAGCCATGACTTCGGTAGCTTTTCCTACAATTTTATCTCCTTTTTTTCCACCTGAATTTTGTATTTCTTTTGGTATTTCTCTAATAGCAGTGTGATATTCTTTTCCTCTAGATATTAATTCTTTTGGATTATTTTTCATATAATTACCTTTTGGTAAAATATCAACCGCATGTACACCTCTCCGTGTTCTTGTAGTCCTCATTTGTCTTCTTAGTCTTCTAACAAATAATGCTCTGTCTCGTGTAGATGTAACTCCAGTTTTATTGTTTTGTTTTTCTGGAATAGCATCTCTTACATATGCAGTTTGAGATGGATATGATGTAATTGCCGTCTTACTATATTGATTTTTATTATCGGTTGAATTAAAACGTTGGCGATTACCTCCAGATTGAGTTCTACGCATTCCTGCTCTACGAAATGCGGCTCTTTCTGATGTATCTCTTCTTTGTCTATCTCGTCCAATTGAGCTACGACTTGGGCCAATTGTAAGTTGTTTAAGATTAGCTTCATTAATAGTCATCGAATTGCTCCAGATCTTCTCATTGCTGGTTTGGTGAATCGTTCTTGTTTGTGTAATTTTTTATAATTACCTCTTAGTTATCTTTTTTCTTTTCTTCCAATTTGTTTCATACCTTGTGCCATTCTATTCATAACAAACTGTGGTACTGCACCTTCTCCTGGATTTGATCCCCTTCTGTTACGATTACGTCTCATTGCGGCTTTTGTGGATCCTGGTGCAAGAACAGGAGTCACAGCTTTATATCCAACATCGTGCAATTTTTGCACAGCATCATTTCGATGTTGTTTTGGAATTGACGTATTAGAAAGAACTGTGTTTCTACCAGCTTTTGCACTTTTCTCTGCGCCACCATAAGTATGCTTCACAATATCTTGACCAAAATATGCAGGTCCTTTCTTGAGAGCAATTCTTGATTTATCCAATTCATGTTGATCTGTATTTCCTTTGGATACCATGTGCTTTGCAATAGTTGATTTCCCAGAACCTGGTAATCCTACTGTCACTATTGCACTTGGTTCTTTTTCCACTCTAGATCTTGGTCCTTCTTTTGCGACACGGCCAGACTTACTTGCTCTTTGTGCTCTTCGATTTGATTCAAAAATAAATTGAGAGAATGTCTTCATGGCTCTTCACCCATGTCTCTAAGTTGTTTTTTCATGTCTTCGATTCTCTTTTGTGTTTTTGCAGAACGACTGACTGATGTACGAATTAATGCATCACTTGCCCTGTCAACTAATTTTGCATCCTTTTCTGCGGAGTTTTTAATTTCTTTTCTTTGTGATCTAATTCCAGGTCTAACTTTTGCAAATGGTTTTTGATCTAATTCTTTCACTCTTGCTCCATGAAGTTGAATGGTTCTTTCTAGTTCTCCAACTCTTTCCTTGACTCTTTGTTCTTGTTCTGGTTTTAAATCTCTAAATTTTTCGTTAACTTCATTTGTCCAGTCTCTTACTTTTGCACCTTTTTCCTTTTTTACTTCTCTTCTGGCGTTATGCTCATCTCTATGGTCACATCTTGAGTTTATATAATCATTATATTCCGCATAATCTCGTTCTCCACCATCATCATGTGGATCAATATGGTTATTTTTGTAATATTCTTTATAGTCAGTGTCTTTAAATGCTTCTAATATATCATACATCCACTCATCCGACATTGACTCATAAATCTCAAGAGCAGAATTAATACTTTCTGTGTATCCCTCTTTCATCAGATAAGAAACAATTATATTTTGAATATCTAAATCTTCTCTTACCTCAAAATTTAATTTCCCTCTATCTTTTCTTCTTTTTGCTTTTTGTTGTTCTTCTGGAGAATTTGGATCTGGAACTACTCCAGGACCAACGCCTTTAAATACACTACCGGCTCCACCGGCAACTGTTCCAGATCGAACATTAATTGGCTGAGAGCCTAGATCTCTTGCCTCATAAAGATCCAATAATTCTTCAAATTCATCATCGTTCAGTTCTTCTAAAAGATATTCTGCGTCTTCATAAGAATCCGCATATCCTTCAAAATAAAGAAATTTTAAAAGTTTATGATATTCTTGATTCATTTTTTTATTTACATTTATTGAATATTTATAAGAACCAGTGAGCTAAATACTACAGAGAATAGGGATAGAAACCCCTCTAAAAGTTCTGATTCAAAAGATCAGGAGAAAACATCATGGGTAAACCATCAGACCGAAACGTAGAATATATGTATTCTACGTGGGGAACAACAAAACTAGTTACAGATTATAAACAAACAGAATTAATTTCTGAAATCATGAATGATGATTACAGAGAAAAAAATAGTAAGTTTAAGTGTCAAAATGAATTACATCAAAAAATTCGTAATGATTCAGATTATGACGATTGGGATTATGGAATGGAACCAGTTTCATTAATAGGATAAATATATTAGATTAAAATATATCAATGCCAATAGAACGAATTAGCAAACAATTTAAAGATATTAGTTTATCTTTTAGTGTAAATCCACTCAATTATGACCTAGTAGTCATTAAGAATGAGACTGCTATTGCTCGTTCAATTAGAAATTTAGTATACACAACTTTGGGAGAACGTTTTTTTACTCCTAGTTTGGGCTCTAACGTAACTAGAGCCCTTTTTGACAGTTTAGATTCAATTACTGCAGATGTAATACAATCAGAAATAAAAACTACAATTGATAATTATGAACCAAGGGTGAATTTAATATCAGTAAATGTAACTCCAGATTATGATACTTTAGAATTTAATGTTACTATTACTTATGACATTATTGGTATTGATGCATTAAGACAACAACTACAATTTGCACTCTTGCAATCCAGGTAAATGGCCCTTGTAAATTTTTCGAATCTAGATTTCGAACAAATAAAAATCTCAATTAAAGATTATTTAAGATCAAATTCCAATTTTACGGATTATGATTTTGAAGGATCTAATATGTCTGTCATTATTGACATGTTGGCATATAATACTTACATAAATTCCTTCAATGCGAATATGTTAAGTAATGAGGTTTTTATTGATAGTGCAACACTTAGAGAAAATGTAGTATCATTAGCAAGTAATATTGGATACTTACCAAAATCAAAAACCTCAGCAAGAGGAACAATAACCTTCAGTGTAGATACGAGCACAATTAGTTCTGAACTTACTCCATCTACAATTACATTAAAAAAAGGAACTGTTTGTACTTCTTTATCTTCATATAATGGTGAAACATATACATTTATTATAAAAGATGATGTTACAGTTCCAGTTCAAAGTAATATTGCAAGTTTTAATGATATTCAAATATACGAAGGATCTTATCTCGTAAATACTTTCACTGTTAATTCATATGAGTATAGACAAAGATTCATATTAGATAACCCAAATATTGATACTTCTTTAATTTCAGTTTCAGTTAGAGGAGCATCCGAAGAAATATCATATAAATTTAATTTGGTAGATAATTTAACCGATGTCACTCCAACCTCGAAAGTATTTTTTGTCAGAGAAATTGAAGATCAAAGATATGAATTAATCTTTGGTGATGGTCAATTTGGACAAAAATTAAACAATGGAGACTTCATTGAAGTATCTTATGTTGTGACAAATGGAGAATTGGGAAATGGAATTCCTGCGGTTTCCTTTAGTGGCAGATTATATGATAACAATGGAAGAAATATAACTGATGGTATCTCATTTACAACTCTGACTGAATCAACAAAAGGAGGAAATGATATTGAAAGTGTGGATTCAATCAGAAAGTATGCACCAAAATTATATTCCACTCAAAATAGAGCCGTTACTCCAAGTGACTACGAAACAATCGTTCCTTTGGTGTATCCAGAAATAGATTCTGTATCTTCTTTTGGTGGAGAAGAACTGAGTCCACCACAATTTGGTAAGGTATTTTTGAGTATTAAGCCAAAATTTGGAGCATTTTTATCAAATAGCACTAAAGATGAGATAAGAAGAAAATTAAAAAAATATTCTGTATCTGGAATTGGAATTGAAATTTTAGATTTAAAATATCTTTATCTGGAAATAAATTCTTATGTATACTACAATTCAAATACAACATTAAGTACAGATCAATTGGCAGAATCAATTCGTCAAAATGTTAAATCATATTCAGAGTCATCCGATCTTAATAAGTATGGTGCAAGATTTAAATATAGTAAATTTCAAAAGTTAATAGACAATACGAGTTCATCTATAACATCAAACATTACTACAGTCCAAATAAGAAGAGATTTGAGACCTGTACTGAATAAATATGCGGAATATGAAATTTGTTTTGGGAATGAATTTTATTCAGAAAGAACAGATGGATACAATATAAAATCTTCTGGTTTTAAAGTTGATGGAATTTCATCAACTGTTTATATTTCTGATAAGCCAACAAAAGGAACAACTTATGGTAATGTGTTTTTATTCACTTTAGATATACAAAATAATCCACAAATACTAAAAAGTTCCGTAGGAACAATTGATTATAAAAAAGGTGAAATTAAAATAAATCCAATAAATATAGTATCTACTTTAAAAAATACTGGCGGAGAACCAATAATAGAAATATCTGCAATTCCAACATCAAATGATGTAATAGGATTACAGGATTTATATTTACAACTAAATTTAAATGATTTTAATGTAGAAACAAGACAAGATAATATTGAGTCTGGGTATGATATATCTGGAACTAATTATATCACAACATCTAGTTATGTCAACGGAGATCCTGTAAGAAGCTAAAAATGAAAACAAAAATAGATATCTCGCTACTAATAGAAAATCAACTCCCTGCATTTATAAGGGATGAATATCCAACATTTGTTGAGTTTTTAACTGAATATTATAGGGCAATAGAATCAAAAGGAAATCCAATTGATATCATTAGAAATATTGATAGTTATGTTAGGTTAGAAAATTTAACTAATTTACCGTCATCTACTACCCTTACTTCTGATTTGGTAAGTTATGATGACACAATATTGGTAACTAGTACAGAAGGATTCCCAGATACATATGGATTGGTCCAAATTGACTCAGAAGTAATATTATATCGATCAAAGACAAGCACTTCATTTTTAAATTGTAGCCGTGGATTCAGTGGAACAACTGGATATGTAAATGGAGAATTGGTATTTTCAGATACAGTAGCCGATAATCATCTATCTGGCGTAGATGTTATCAATTTAAATCAAATTTTACTGGAAAATTTTCTTTTAAAATTAAAAAAACAAATATTTCCAGGGTTTGAAAACAAAGAATTATATCAAGATGTAAATCAAAGATTGTTTATATCTAGATCAAATGATTTTTATTCAGCAAAAGGTACCGTTAGTGCGTTTGAAATTCTATTCAAGGCATTATATGGAGAAGAAATTA